GCAAAACCTACTGATATATGGACTAATGATTTTAATTGGATTCCAAGACCAGTATGTAAAAATGGTAATCGTAATTGTCATCACGAACCTGCACCAAGAGGATCAAAAACAGGAACACAAGGATTAAAAGGAAATTACGAAAGAAGTATAGTTCCATCAGAATTATGTAAAGAAATATTAAAAGGAATAGAATGAAATTCGCAGGTAAAATAAAACAAGGTAAACTTACCTTAGATGATAATCTTGGATTTAGGGATTATTTAAGGCTAATTGAGGGTGATGTTCACTTAGAAATTAAACCTGCCGAAAAGGTGCGTTCTCCACAACAAAACGCATACTATAGAGTTATTATAAGGATATTGTCTAAGGATTTAGGTTATACTGAAGCCGAAATGCACAAGGTTATAAAAGAAAAGTATAATGTAGAATCTACTAAACAATTATCTAAGCCAGAGTTTACTGAACTCATCGAAGAAATAAAAAGATGGGCAGTTATAGAAATGGGTATTGTGCTACCTAATGCTAAGCCAACTCGTCAATCGTCATACTAACCTTATAAACATTATGTGCTTGTTGTTGCACACTAAAAGTATTCTCTCTAAATGTACATATAGCATATCTATCAGGTTCGTTAGATTCTTTATCGTCTGTGAATATAAACGGCAAAGTACCACCTAATGTACAATTCCATACAAAGTTAAAGCTATTATCTGATAACATAGAATTATGGTTATCTCCTGCACCAGTATCTGAAGTTATTTGGTTCGATACTTCGTTTTCCATCCACATATTATTTTCTGCTATATAAGAGAATGATAGTTTCCAACTTCTTAATCCTTTTCTACCTAAACCACTTTTAGATTTTAAATAACCTAATTGTTCATCTGTTGTAGTAGAGGGGTAATCTAATTCAAATGGTGGATATTTGTAAGTTCCATTAGGACCATTCATAGTCCATTCTGTTGGTCCATCATAGTAAATGTTAGATAACGTCTTACCACCTATAGTTTTTTGTGACTTTATTCCATCAAATCGTCTTGACATTGTAAGGTTTAAATCAGGCGAATTAGGAGCATCAAAATATTTACCTATAACAAAAGAACCTAATTGATGTGTGTAGTCGTCAAATTCATTTGCATCGTAAGATAAATTAAAGCTATTAAAATAATTGTTTTCTTCACTAAACGTAAATATGCTTGTACCATTATATGATGGTCCATAACCTGCAAAATAATTCATAACATTAGTAGTAGATTCTGTTAATTCTGTTTCAAAGCCATCACCATACCCACCTTTGCCTACTACTTTAAAATCTTTAGAATCAGTACCAAGATTATGGTTTAATAAAGCACAAAAGTTTATAGGGAAAGAAGATTTAATAGGATTGTTTTCTGTGCTGCCTAAAATAAACTTAACTTGTGGGTCATCAGATGTTTCTAACTCTAAAAATGGATTAGCACAATTCATATACAAAAGTTCTGCACCACCTTTAGAGGTTGCATCCCAACCTAATTGTCCTGTAGCGTGTAAAAATGTAGGCATATCTACATAAAATCTTGGCGTTTTAACTTGTTTTCCCATTAATATCCTCCTGAACCTCCTGAACTACCACCACCTGTTGTATATGAAGATGTTGTTGTTCTACGTTTTGTTTTAATTTTTGTTTTATCTACTTTAGGTAGATCATAATCAGGTAAATTGTATTTAGTTTTATTGATAATGCCTTTTTTAGATTTATCCTTAAAGTTTTCCCAAGTAACACCTTCTACATTCATTGACCAATCTTGATTTTCCCACTTTGGTTTTACTTTTATGATATTTGTTGGAACTTTTTTAGTTTCTATGTCTGCAACAATAACACTTTTAATTTCAACTAATCCTTCATAAGTAAATAATTCTGTTTTTTCTATAGGTATTTGTTGTAATGTAAATATGATTATTTTACTGTTACTGCCTTGTAAAAACCAACCTTCAGGTAATTGTGGCGTTATTTCTGCTTTACCAGTATAATTAATTTCTATACCCATAATACCTATATTAGAATCTATAGAGCAAGAACCATCATTACATATTATGTTAGCATTACCTTCTGATATTTTAACTTTATTTTTTTCGTTTATTTCTGATAGTTTCATTATTAAGTTCCTAAAATTGATTCTATTGTTGCTACAACATCTTGTACGTTTATTATACCATCATCATTAACATCTCCTGCTGCAAATTGTGTATCTGTTAAATCTGCTGTACCTAAAATAAAATGTACCATATTTACTACGTCTAAAATATTAACTATTTGGTCGCCTGTAATATCACCCTGTGTTAAAGCTGGTATAAAACTAAAATCTAAATACTTTGTATCTGCTAAATCGTTCAATATATCTATTTGCATAGTAAAGTGCATCTCAAATGTAAAGCCACCATATTGCTCTATCAACTCTAAAGTGTTTTCTATAGCATTAGTTAATGTTACTGTGCCACCATAATTATTGTCATTTTGTATGATAGTTTCATTAAATATATTTTGAAAAATAAGATATTCACCTATTTCCCAAGTTCCATTTTCATAAGTCCAATCATTTCCAGGCAAATCTAGCTCAACACTTCCAGCAGGAAATTCTGCGTGTCTTAGCCAATATTTTGTTTCTATTTCACCTTGAATATCAGTATCTATGATAGCAGTTAATGGTTCTGTAGAAAAGTTAGTTCCTGTTGCCCAATTAACATTCAATATAGTTTCGGTTTCAAGTTCAGGTTCATATATATCTTGTTCATAAGGATTTGCAATAATATAATTAGAAGCCATTTCATCATCAAAACCAACTTCACCTCTATGTATTTGTACTGCTTCTATACTTACCTTATCTAAAGACTTTGTTATTTTATTTACAAAGAATATAGGATATATTGGTTGTCCGTTTTTAATAATTTCTTGTGTATAGTCTTGTCCAAATGCAAGTTTACCACCCATAAGTTCGTCAAATCTTATTGTATCACCTATTTCAAGATTCATATAACTTGGAGGTAAATCTATTTTAGCAATTAGATGTTGGTTACAATACCACATTAATAGTTTTCTTTGTAGTTTTCTTGCAGTTAATTCATCTCTAATGTATTCACTTTCAAATTCTAACTTCGCATCTTCTGATTTTAAGCCGTAGTAATTAATATCATAATTATTTTCAGAATCAGTTAATGTAAATGTAACATCATCTAAAGTATCTCTAACAATGCCATTATTATCTTTAATGCCATATCCTGTTTCTTCTGCGTAATCTCCTGATCCATAATCTTTTTTATACTTAACATTTACTTGGTTTTTAACATCATCTAGTTTTGTTAAACTAAATGAATATTTTATAATGTCTTGGTTGTTTATAACAGGATACTGTGTAAAGTCTGTTTCTTTATCAACCATATACAAAAATTTAAATTCGCCTTGACTATTAAAAGCAGGTATATAAACTGACGATTTAAACAATCCCTCTACAAAAGATTTAGCTTCCTTTTGTTCTTTAAGAGTAAAACTATGTATCCAATTATCTTCTATATCTACATCAGGCAATTCTACATTACCTTCATAATTAAGTTCGTTTTTAAGTATATCTCTTAATATGAATTGTGGTTTAGCTATAGGTTCGCCTGAACCATCTATTCTACCTACAATACTTGCATAATAATCTTGATTGTATATATCTGTGATTAAACAATCTTGTAATGTATAAAAGTTGTTAAGGTTAGCCATAACTGAAGAAACTTGTTGCTGACTACCTCCTTGGCTTTTAATTAAAGGCATACCCCATTGAATACTGTCGTAAGCATTAGTTGTGCCGAAACCTATAATAATATTATCATAATCAATACCAGCTATACCATTTAAATTAGTATTAGAAGTTTCATATCTTTTTTCTGATTCGTTAATATAAAAAGTATGTTCTCTATTTGGTACTTGACATTCAGTAAACCAATTTTCTAAATCATAATTACTTTGCCATCTATTATTATTATTATCCATATCGTCAAATTCATAGTTGTTTTCTTTATCTGCGTTTAATAATTGTCTTTCAACCCAAAAACTTACTGGTTGATACCTTAGCCTTGAAGATAAAAATATATTATCATCATCATAATCTGGTGTATAATGTTCATTTTGTGGAGTTGTATATTGAATATGATAAAGTATTTTAGTTACACAAGGATAATCGCCAATATCTTTGTTTAATTCTAAT